GCCCTGGTCGAAGGCAAGGACCCAATCGTTGAGGAGATCGTGGAGGAATTCACGATTGCCAAAGCAGCGCCATCTGTCACAAGCCCGCGCATTGACTACGACAAACTGATCCGCAACATTGATGCTGTCCAGAGGCTCTGGAACGCTTATATTGACATGGACGACGAGGAAATTTTGTTGCTGCTATGAAATACAAAGCCGTTTGGGACAAAAAAGGACTGCTTGCCGAATATGAACACGGAGAACTGGTCTATCTCCGCAAGGACTACGAACCGCCCAACCAGTCCGAACTTGCGCGTCCAATGGTCATTCGCGACATTGAGCCCTATCAGAACATGATTGACGGCAAGATGATTAGTGGCCGCGCAGAACATCGCGAATTTCTGAGGCGCAACAACTGCATTGAAATCGGAAACGAGAAGATGCAGACGAAAATAGTTGCGCCGAACACAAATCGGCGCGAAACAATCACAAGGCAGCTTAGTGATATGTCTGATCGTCAGGCAAACAAGATTATCAAGCAGCTAAAGAAGGGCATTTGAGTTTGCGAATGGACACCCAAGAGCAACCCACCGAAGAAGCAGTTGACCGCCGCGACTTGCTGTTGCAGCAGTTTGAGGAAGCGGAAACCCCGTCAGAAGATTCCGTTCCTGTAGAAACGCAGGAAGAAGCAGAGCCCGAAGAACCTAAGATTTGGGCCAAACCGCCTTCCAGTTGGAAGAAAGACTATTCGGAGCCCTGGGATACCGTTGATCCCAAGGTGCAGGAATACATCTGGCAGCGCGAAGACGAAATGCGTGCTGGCATTGAGCCCCTAAAGACCAAGGCTCAATTGGCCGAACAGATGCAAAAGGTCGCCGAACCTTACATGCAGACCATCCAGGGCTTAGGCGTGGACCTTCCCACCGCCGTTGGCGCTCTGATGGATGCAGACCACAATCTCAGGTATGGAAGCCCGCAACAGAAGCGGGCATACCTCAACCAATTGGCGCAACAATACGGCGTCAATCTTGGTGACACGGGCGATTTCCAACAAGAAATGCCGGTCGATCCATATATTTCACAGCTTCAACAAGAGTTGTATGGACTCCGAAACGAAGTTGTGGGATGGAAGCAACAGCAAGAGGCGTCTAAGAATGAGACGCTTCAGGCTGAGATTCAGGAATTCTCGTCAAAAGCGGAATTCTTTGAAGATGCAAAGCCTACGATGATTACGCTCCTACAGAGCGGCGTCGCAAGCACACTACAGGACGCCTATGATAAGGCTGTCCGTCTTGACAACGACCTCTTTGAAAGAGTGCAGCAAGGCCAACAAGCCGCCGCTGAAGCCGCCAAGAGGAAAGCCGCCGATCTGGCGGCAAAGTCTGCCAAGGCAGCAGCGGTAAGTGTTCGGACTTCTACACCCAGGGTTCAAACGGCTACCAACGCGCAAGACAGGCGGTCCATGTTGCTCGCTCAATTCAGTGACGCGGCAGACCGTCTTTGATGAAACCCTGATTAGGAGGCAAGCCAATGGCTTATGCTAACTCTGCTGTCAGCGACATCATTGCGACGAACATCCAAAGCCGCAGCGGTGAACTTGCTGATAACGTCACCAACAACAATGCCCTTCTGCGTCGCCTGAAGGAACGCGGGAACGTCAAGACGTTCTCCGGCGGTAACGTGATCTTGCAAGAGATCATGTATAACGACGCTTCGTCCAACAACACGAACAGCTATTCCGGCTACGAAACGCTGAACGTGTCCCAGAACTCGCCCATTTCGGCGGCTCAATTCGGCATCACCCAATACGCTTCGGCTGTGACCATTTCGGGCCTCGAAATGATCCAGAACAGCGGCAAGGAAGCCATCATTGATCTGTTGGATGGTCGCATGTCGGTCGCTGAAGCCCAACTTCAGAACCGCATGAGCGGCGACATCTATCTTGATGGCACCGGCAACAGCGGCAAGAACATCACCGGCCTCGGCGCGGCTGTTCCTGACGTTCCGACCTCGGGCACCTACGGCGGCATTAACCGCGCCACTTGGTCCTTCTGGCAACCCAAGTCCTACTCGGGCGTGACCAACGGCGGCGCGGCTGTCTCGGCTTCCAACATCCAAGCCTACATGGATGCTCTGGCCGTTCAGCTTATCCGTGGCACCGACAAGCCCGACCTGATCGTGGCGGACAACAACTACTACCGCCTCTATCTCCAGTCGCTCCAGGCTATCCAGCGCATTTCGGACTCCGGTTCGGGCATGGCTGGCGCTGGCTTCGCCTCCCTCAAGTATTACGGCGCGGGCATGGCCTCCGACGTTGTGCTTGACGGTGGTATCGGTGCTTCGGCTACGGCGAACCACATGTGGTTCCTGAACACCAAGTATCTGCATTTCCGCCCGCATGCTGACCGGAACTTTGTTCCTATCGGTGGCGAGCGTCAGTCCGTCAACCAAGACGCCATTGTGAAACTGATTGGCTGGGCAGGCAACATGACCTGCTCGGGCTCTCAGTTCCAAGGCGTCCTCATCGCCTAAGAAAAGGGAACGATCATGGCTTATATTTTTGACGAACCCAAGCTGGGCCTTCAGCAAGTCGATCAGATTGACGATGGCGTTCTTTCGCCCGCCAGCGTCTCCAGCGGCTCCACCACGACCATTCCGACCCCGCCTTACGTGCTGGGTCAGATTGTTCGCGGCTTTGACCCCACCTATGGGGAGGGTGAATTCATCCTTCTCAAGGGCGTTGCCAGCACCGCCGTAGGCTCTATCGTCACCTACAACGGCACGACCTACGAAACCGCCCTGACTCCGGTTACGGCCAATCAGGCGCGTCCCGTGGCTATCTCAATGGCTGCTAACACTTCTGCCACCAAGTTCTCTTGGTATCAGATTGCTGGCACCGCCGTTGCGGCCAAGACGGTTGGTGTCCGCATCAACCCGACTGTCGCCATTGGCGTTACCTCGGCTGGCAAGGTTGCGGCTTCTTCGTCTGGCAAGGAAATCCTTGGCGCACGTTCGGCCAATGCTGCTACCGTGGCCTCTGCTACGACTACCGTTGCCATCGTGATTAATCGGCCTCATATGCAAGGCCGGATCACCTAAGACGGGTGGGGGAGGGGCAACTCTCCCCCATTTCATATGGAAATTGAAATCCTCTGCAATACGAACGACGACATCCTTTTCGCTAACATTAGCGAGAACTCGCGCAAGCATCGATCCTGGATCAAGATGCTAGAAGCGCATGACGGACACGCGGTCATTGTTGGCGGCGGTCCATCGCTCCAGGAGCATCTACCCACAATCAGGAAGCGCAAGGCTTTAGGGCAAACGATTTTCGCCCTGAACGGCGCGGCTGGGTTTCTGAGCAAGAACGGCATCATCCCTGACTATCAGGTTATCCTTGATGCGCGGCCCGGCAATATCGTGCTGATCGGCAACGCGCATAAGTATCTCATCGCCTCACAGTGCGATCCGGCCATTTTTAACGTGCTGGGGGGCGCGTTCATATGGCATCCGGCCATTGAGGGCATTGAGGAGCATTTGCCCGCCCACGACGATGATTATGCCCTTATCGGCGGCGGCACGACCGTAGGACTGTCGTCCATGTGCCTTGCCTACACGATGGGCTTTAGGAAGCTGCATTTGTTCGGCTATGACTCATCGCACCGCGCAAGCTTGGGACACGCCTACGAACAGCCGATCAATGCGACGGAACCGCTGTGCAAGGTCACGCTTGGCGGCAAGGTGTTTACGTCCAGCCTGACTATGGCGCGGCAAGCCGAACTGTTCCCAGATGTCTGCAACAACCTGATCGACCTTGGCTGCATCATTACGGTCGATTCGGATGGGCTGATCATGGAAGTGATGAACCAGATGCGGCTTGCCGCGCAGCCTATGACTGAGGAGGAAAAATACCGCAAGATGTGGGAATTTGACTCCTACCGGATCATGTCCCCAGGCGAGAACTTTGCCGCTGAATTTGCCGAAGTTGCCAAGCCGCACTTCCTCGACATCATTGCGGACTTCGGTTGTGGCACCGGGCGCGGTGGCTTGGCGGTCAACAAGCTTACTAACTGCGATGTCATATTCGTGGACTTTGCGGATAACTGCCTTGATTTGCGAGGCCAGTTTCCGTTTGTCTACGCAGACCTCACTGAGCCTATGTCAATGAAGGTAAGTGCCGACATTGGCTATTGCACAGATGTCATGGAGCATATTGAGCCTGAAAAGGTTGCGGGCACGATCCGAAACATTATGGATTGTGTTGACAAGTGCTTCTTTAAGATTGCCATGTTTCATGACAATATGGGCTCCTTGATAGGGCATCCCCTGCATCTATCGGTTTTTCCCGTCGAATGGTGGGAAGAACAATTTGCAGGATACGATGTGCTGTATAGGAACCATGACGGGGACACCCCCTTTCCGTATGCCACCTTCTACGTCCAAGCCAAAGAAAGGGCTTAACAATGGCGATTCCCTCGCGTGTTCTGGCGGCTGGTAATGCTCCGCTTTCTACCGAAGTCATTTGCGGCGATGCGGCCAACAACCTGACCGCTACCGGCTCCACCACAACCGATGCTCTGCAACTGAGCGCGGTTCTCAACAACGTGGCAACCACCGCTGCGTCTACCGGCGTCAAGCTTCCGCCCGCCGAAATGGGCGCTATGGTTGTCGTGTTCAACAGCGGCGCAAACTCGCTGACGGTCTATCCCATCACGGGCACGACCATCGACGGCGGTTCGTCTGTTGCTATTGCAACTGGCAAGGAGCGCATGTTCTTCGGCTTCTCCCCGACCGTTTGGCTTTCACAACTCGGAGCGTAATTCATGCTGGATAGCGACGTCCACAACTCGGACACCCATCTTTTCGTTGAGTTTTATGAATACGAAAACGACCCCTACAAGGGACGACCTTTCGTCAGGATTATGACCCCTGGAGACAAAACGAACGTCATTGAGACGTTTGCCAACGACGATCACAAGATGCGGTTCCCGCGCCAATGGCTCGCTTTTCAGATGAGGGGTTCCGACGAAGTTGCAATGCTAATTGGCGTCCCGCTGTCGCGGTGGCGTCAAGAGCGACCAGATGACCTTAGCGAAGTGCAACAGGCTGAGTTGCAAATCCTGAAGTTCCAGACGGTCGAACAGGTTGCCACTTCGACGGACGCGCAGCTTCAGCGGATCGGGATGGGGGCTGCGGGGCTTCGGGAACGCGCCCGCGCCTATCTCACCGGCAAGAACAACTCGGAAGCGGAAAGCAAGATCAGCGCCCAACAGGCCGAAATTGACGAACTCAAGAAGCAGATGCAGGCTTTCTTGGGTGAGCGGCGAGGCCCTGGGCGCCCTAAGAAGGAAGAAACGGTAAATGCCATCGACAATGCTCCAGTTGGTGACTCAGGTCACAAATGAACTAGGCATTTCGACGCCTTCGTCGGTTGCCGGTAACGCTAATCAGGACGTAGTTCAGCTTCTCGCGTTGATGAACGCAGCGGGATACGAACTGCTCCGAAAGGCTGACTGGCGAAGGCTTACCGCCGCGCATTCCTTCTTCACGGAATACACGACAACTACGGGCACCTACACAACGGCGGCAAGGACGGTTACGGGCATTCCGTCCACCGCTGGGCTCGACACGACCTATATGGCCGTGGGCACGGGCCTGCCAAACGGCACGTTCATCGAAAGCGTGGATTCATCCACACAGGTTACGCTGTCAGCCTATCCCCAAGACGCGGCGACCGGCGGAACCATCTATTTCCAGAAGGTCAAATATGACTTCCCGGCTGACTACGACGCCATTGTGCCGCGCACACAGTGGGACAAGAGCAAGCATTGGGAAATGCTCGGCCCGGAGAATGCCCAACAGTGGGAATGGCTGCTGAGTGGCTATATCAGCACAGGCCCGCGCATTCGGTGGCGGCTGTATGGCGACTATTTCCAAATTTGGCCGGGGCTCTCGACGGCTGAAAACCTTAGTTTTGAGTATCGCAGCGCGGCTTGGGCTCGCAGCGCCGCTGGCGTGGCAAAGAACAGCTTTACGGTCGATACTGACACTTGCATCTATCCCGACCGGGTTATGGTGCTGAACACGAAGCTGAAGTATTTTCAAGCCAAGGGCTTCGACACCACGGCCCTGTTTCGGGACTATTACACCGAACTGGATACGGCGATTGCACAGGACACCTCGTCCGCGAACCTTTCCTTTGCGCCGCGCCCTGGAAACATCTTGATCGGCTACGACAACATTCCTGACAGTGGATACGGGCGGTAATGGGCTTTTCGCCGCGCACATTGGTTCAGAAGGCTTCGGCTCAAGTCGAATCCTTGCCCGCACCTGTCGGGGGCTGGAATGCTCGTGACTCGCTGGCAAACATGGATGCGATGGACGCGGTGACGATGGTCAACATGTTCCCGACCGTCTCCAGCGCGGTTCTGCGTGGCGGATACACCGAACACGCGACCGGCCTTGATGGTCAGGTGCAGTCGCTTATGACCTATGCGGCGGGGCCGGTTACGGAACTGTTTGCGGTGACGGACACCGGCAAGATTTACGATGTAACGTCAAGCGGCCCTGTCGGGGCTCCGCTGGTGACGGGGCTGTCGGGCGGCGTCTGGGAACACGTTAACATCACGACCAGCGCGGGTAGTTACCTTGTCGCGGTCAACGGCCTTAACGAGCCCCGCCTGTATGACGGCACGACCTGGACAACGATTTCGACGGGCGGCGGTGGAACTCAGATTTCCGGCGTGACGACAAGCGATCTTGTCAATGTGGTGCTGTTCAAGAACCGGCTGTGGTTCATCGAAAAGAACACGCTGAACGCTTGGTATCTGCCAACTGACTCCATCTATGGCGCGGCCCAAAAGCTGGAAATGACCGCAATTGCCCGACACGGCGGGCATCTGGTGGACCTCGACACTTGGACTATCGACGCGGGCTACGGCGTGGATGACAACCTTGCATTCATTACGAGCGAGGGCGAGGTTATCCTGTGGAGCGGGACGGACCCGACCAACATCAACACGTTTGCCCTGATCGGCGTGTGGAAGCTAGGCTCGCCCATCGGTCAACGCTGTATGCTGAAGTGGGGCGGTGATTTGCTGGTCCTCACCTATGACGGCTTGGTCCCAATGGCGTCGTCGCTGCAAAGCAGTCGCCTTGACCCCAGGGTGGCGCTGTCGGACAAGATACAGGGCGCGATTGCGGCGGCTACGACCGCTTATGGCGGGGACCATACGTCTATCGGCTGGCAGATTACATACACCGCCAAGCACAATGCCGTTTGGATCAACGTGCCTGTCTCACTTGGCTCTCAAGAGCAATATGTGATGAACACCATCACAAAGTCTTGGTGCCAGTTTCAGGGCTGGGCTGCGAACTGCTGGGAGATTTACGAGGACGACGCATACTTCGGCGGCAACGGGATTGTTGGCTTGGCGTGGGATGAGACCTATGCCGACAACGGCGCTGACATTGAGACAAGCGTTATCCAGGCGTTCAACTATTTCGGCAGCCGGGGCGTCAAAAAGTATTTCACGCGGGCACGTTACAGTTTGTTCACTAACGGGTCGCCTTCGATCTTCGTGGGCATGAACACTGACTTTGACGTTACGGCCAACCCGGCCCCGCTGTCGTTCTCTGTAGCAAATGCCGCTACGTGGGACGTATCGTTGTGGGACGTTGGCTATTGGGGCGCTGGCCTTGTGATGACGAACCAGTGGCAGGGCGTCACCGGGATTGGCTATTGCGGTGGCCTGCAATTCAAGTCGTCAAGCCAGGGCGTCCAGATTGAATGGGCTTCAACAGATGTGGTGTATCAAACCGGATGGGCTGGCATATAGCGAGCGGACCCGAAATCGGGTATTGGGTAAGTGAACATTTGGGCTCGGGCTACAACCCGTCAAGGTCAAATGCGATTGGACTGGTCAGGGATGGCAGGATTGTAGCGGGCGTTGTTTACACAGATTGGAACGGCAAATCTCTGGTTTGCCACATTGCAATCGACGGACGATTAAACCGCCTCTATCTGTTTGCCATCTACGATTATGCGTTCAATGTGTGTAATGTAGACAAGATCGTTGTGCCGGTTTGGTCGGACAATGACAAAAGCATTCGGATGGTAACTCGCATGGGGTTTGCCGAAGAATGCAGGATCAAAGACGCGCAACCGAATGGCGACATTCTATTGCTCACGATGAAGAAGTCAGATTGTAGGTTCCTAGGGGACAGATATGGGAAAGAAAACGCCAGCACCGCCCCCCGCGCCTGATTACGCGGCGGCGGCTACAGCACAGGGGCAAGCCAACCTTAACGCGGGCTTGCAGACGGCTGGCATCAGCAATCCCAACATCATCAGCCCGTATGGGAACCAGACCGTCAGTTGGGATATGAGCGATCCCAATATGCCGAAGCCCACGATTACGCAGACGCTCACGCCTGACGCGCAGGCCGCGCTGAATGCTCAACAGCGGGTGCAGCGCGAGTTTGCCGACCTTGGAAGCCAGGGCGTTGCCAACGCGCAAAGGATTCTCGGAACGCCTTTCGACTACCAAGGCCCCGGCATTCAGACCTCGTTCAATCAAGGCCCCGCCCTGAATTATGGCCCGACGATGGGCCAATACGGCATGGCGCAAGGCGTTGATGCAAACCAATTCGGACAAAACCGTGGCATCAATGCGGGCGATTACGGACAAGCCGGGGCCGTCAATCCCAATGCCTACGGACAAGCCGGGGCCGTCAATCCGAACGATTACGGACAGGCGGGTAGCGTCAATCCAAACGATTACGGTCAATCCAAAGGCATCAACTACGGCGACTTTGAACAGGCCCGTAGCCTTGGCGCGGGCGATTTTGGCCTTGCAAATGCCATCAACGCCAATGAGTTTGGCTTGGCGTCCGGGATGCGGGACGCGAAGTATGGTTCGGCCCAACGCAACCTGAACCTGTCGGGCGTCGCCAATATGCCGGTCAACGCGGGCATGACGGGTCAGCAGGCTATCCTGCAACGGCTCGCTCCCCAGATGCAGCGCCAGCGTGAGGGCCTGCGGACCCAACTGGTCAATCAGGGCTTCCGCCCCGGAACAGAAGCCTACAACCGGGCTATGGAGCAGCAGGGCCAGCAAGAAAACGACATGTTCACCCAAGCCGCCATGCAGGGTATTGGCCTTGACATGTCGGCCAGCCAGCAGGGCTTTGGACAAGCGGCTACAGCGGCGGGGCTTTATAACCAAGGGCTCGGCCAGGACTTCGGCCA